TTCGATACACCGGATAGCAACGGAATGCGCAGACCAATCGACCGTCAACGTTCCACGGAACTTCCCCGCGGATGGATAGTCTGTAAGAGCATACTGACTGTTTGTACCCCTTACGAAAATGCACATCTGCTGTTGCTCGTGCACCGTAAAGCGTACAAGGATAACGTTAAAGTCATCAATATCCGCAAACGGAATATAGCTATAATCCGTGCTGACATTTGCGGCGGTCTGTTTTTCCGAGTTGATCAGTTTCGGTGTAATTCCTGCGTGCAAATATCCATCTGCATCGGAGTTAATCAGCCAGTTACCGTGCTTCATATCCCATAAGCCGAATTCTCCATTCCGATCTGCTATGAGTTCGCCGCTTGCGCCGCCTGCGTCTGAACGCACTAATACCGCACCATCGTTGCCGGTAGTTTCAGTCGCATTGATAGACAAAAGCCCGTTAATAGCACCGCCCGATTTGTTTAGTTTTTTGTCAATCTCATTCTGCAGGTGTCCTGCAACATCACCATCAAGCACATACTGCAAGTTGGCAAACCATGTATTAAAGTCAGTCTGATTACCGCTTTTGAAATCCTCGAAATAGGCGTCGAATTGTGCCTTGAACTGACTAAAGTCCATCTCCGTTACAGTGCTTGCTACGATACCGCACAGGTTGCTGTCTGCCCTTGTATCAGTGATATCCGCCTGCGTGATAGCTGTTGCTCCCGGTCTCACCATGATTCGTGCAAGGACAAGCTGATAGATAGTACCGGAACGCACAGGAGTGACGCCTTGCACGGAATCTTCCGTGCCGGTATTGCCCTGCACCACCTTGATATAAAACTGCCGGTCTGTGTCGTTGCGCTCGATGATTACGGAGTCGATGCGGTAATATGTGCCGTCCGCTGTACCGACCGCGAGCGGAGTCGTTCCGAACATCATCACCTTGCCGTTGATGTTTACATATCCGGCAGACACGGAGATACCCATGCCGGAGACTGCGGATACCTGGAGCTCGCCCTCGAATACTCCGGTAGTAAAAAACTTTTTGAGCCAGTCAGAAAAACTGTCTGCGTCATACGGTCTATCGTCAACGCCGTCAACTTTTACACTGTTGTAAAACAAAGGGTACTGCATTTAATCCTCCTCCCATTTTGCTGTTATCGGTATCGGCTCACCGAATACCGGCTGAACCTTGCGTGCTCCGTCTTCGTACACTTCAGTAATGCCTGTTAGTCGGAGATTCTCTCCTAAATCCCACGATTCCTTTTTTATCGTGACAATATCGCCAAGATCGTAATCTTTTCCGTACTCAAAGTTGCCATATGGTATAGCCTCGCATTCCAGAGAATTGTATCGTGCGCACGATGCGAGTTTGTCATAACCTCGCTGTTCCAGTGCCGCATGATACTCTTCCTCTGTGATGTTGTCCGGCATTATGTCAGAGCCGTTGATGTAGATTTCTCTTCTGTCAAGCCCTGTTGATTCCGTCTCACCGACAACGACATACTCCCTTTCCTCACCTTCGCCGCGACCGCCGACATAGCACACATTTGCATATACCTGTTCGTTGCTCTCGTAGACCGCCCTATTGAGATTCCGGAAGTCTTCCGAGAAAATTACCCTTGCCCTGTCGGATTGTGCCATCGACTTATCAGCACCCTTGTACACCTCAAACGTCAACGTTTTGTTGGTAAAGTCAGGACGGAGACGGAAGCCGAACTGCGCCTGTTTTGCAATCTTTTGCAGAGTGCTCAAAAGATTTTTGTACGTTACCTGGAAGCCGATTTCTTCTGGAAAGTCATTCAGCGCCCCCAACTGCACTCTGGGAATCGGTACGGTTTTATCTTGCACAAGCGAGCGCATTCCCACTTCTGCCATGCCGTAAAAATCAAAGGTCGGATATATCAGCCGCCTGTCAAAATACGCCGGAAGGAATCGCCCTGTTACCACAAGGTCATTGCCGTCTGCATCTTCCTCGATGCGTAACCCTTCGATGATGCCTGCATCCACCGCTCCTTGTTTCCACACAAGATTGCCGATTTTCAGCAAGGACACATTGTATGGAGTGATAGGCGTATGCAGTTCAAAGTCTCCGGCTTCGTTATACTTGCGATTCCAGAGCAGACTGCGTTGATTTTCTATGATGCCTTGAAAGTCCATCTCACGATTATAAATGCGTATTTCCATAATCATGCCCTCGCATACTTGTAGGTGTACTCGATGGTAATAGTCAGGTTATTGACACCGGAATCCGCCCCAAAGCCGAAGGAATTACTACCCCGCATAAGTTGCATAAAGACGCTGTCTTCCGTCAAGTAATGGTTGATTTCAGATGTTACTCCGTTGCGTGTGAGCGTAACGTGTTTATTGCCTGTCGCCGTTGTGATAGTCACAATATCTCCGGCAATCATATCGAACGGCTTTCCGCTGTGTCCGATATGGATACTGCTATTTGTCTCGATGTGCGTGATAGATGGGTTCGTGACGCCACCGAGACATGACATTATGATCGTGATGCCGATGTTGTCCTCCGCAAAGTCATTTTGGATTTTCTTTATAAGGCTATTATCCTTGTATCCGAAAACAAAACCGGTTGACGGAGATGTAAACGGGAAAGTAAACGTACCCACCCATGACGCCATCTGTTCGCTGCTTGCGTTTATGTCGTAGAAAAACGGGTCGGGGCAGATGAGTGATACCTGATGCTCGCGATACGGATCCTCGCCGGTGGAATTCAGGGATTCAACATAATAATCAATCTTTCTGGGTGCCGCATCAGCCTCCCAGAACGTAAGCGTCCCAACCGACTTCTCTTTGAAAAGCCGGTTGAGAGCGTCACGATTGTTGACATACTTATCTGTATCAGTTAGATGCAGTACGATGTTGCGGTATTTGGCTACACTGCCCTGATACACCGCGCCATCGATCATGCTGTTTTCCGACACATAGACTTTATTTTTTGCATCATACAGTCCTTCTGCTTCTGTCAGCAAAAAGGGACCGAAACCGGATTCTGCAAATTCTAAAAAAAAGCCGTCCTCGTTTGTGCATCTTATAACTCGATTGGATACCATTATGTTGTCCTCATTCTAAGCACCATGTTGCGCGTCTGCAGTCTTGTCTGCCTTGCTACCTCAGAGGGATTAAGCTGTGTCGGGCTGTTGATCGTGATGTTCTGGGTGTAGCCGCCGCCTCCGCCTGTCGCTTCGCGGATATCGTTCAGGAGCGCCTCACGTCCGTAAAGGATTTCGTCGCCCGCCTCGCCTGCACCGAAAATTGTCGCCTTGGTAAACATAAACGGCTGTTCCATGGCTTTTGCATGCCACTTGAATCCGGTCGGGACCGTGACGGTCTTGCCGAGTATTGTTTTCTGTGTGGTCTCCAGTGTGATTTTCGGAAGATTCTTGAGCCATTTTCCGATGCTGATAGGGAAAAAGCCCTTGATTGTTTTAACGATACTGTCAATTTTATCCTTGGCGTCCTCGATGGGTTTTGTAAGTTTTTCCTTGATGGAATCCCAGGCATCCCCCGCAGTCTTTTTGATTGCGTCCCACGCATCAGACAAGGCCTGTTTCAGGTTATCAATCGGAGTCGTCACCGCTGTCTTGATATTTTCCCACAGCTGAGAAGCTGTTGTTTTTATAGACGTCCACGAATCCGATGCAGTCTTTTTGATACTTCCCCATGCGTCAGACAGTGCCTGTTTTGCCTGATTGATAGGCTTTGTGACAGCTGTCTTAATCGCGTTCCAAACGGAGATAGCGACAGCCTTAATCGCATTCCAGACCGCTTGCAAGACGTTTTTGATAGTCTGCCAGATTGTCGAGACAATGCCCTGCGCCGCTGTCCATGCGCCTTTCCAGTCGCCGTTGATCAGGGCTGATACAAAAGCAATAACGCCCTGTATTACTCCTGCGGCTCCCTGTACAACCGCTTGTATACCTTGCCAGACAGCGTTGAAAAATGTTCCCTGTGTTTGTGCCTGTGCGACCACATCAACGATGATTCCGGCAAGCCCGCCGATGATACTGCCGATTGTGCCGACGATATCCATAAAAGTGCCGCCGATTGCCGCAATATCAAGATTGCCGATAAAGTCACCCAGTGCGTCAATGGCTCCGCCTATCGTGTCGACAAATGGTGAAAAGTCCGTATTTGCGATAAAGTCTGACACGCCGTCCATAAAGTCCGCCATCACTGGCAGAAGTTTGGCTCCGATGCCGTTTTTAACACCGTCAAAAGCTGTCTGCATATCCTGCAGGCTATCCTGATATCGTGCGGATGCCTTGACTGCATCTTCACTCATTACGCCACCAAGATCGTTCACTCGGTCGATCATTGCCTGTGTGTCTTCCGCAGACGTGTTAAACAGCGGTCCGAGCTCCATGGCGCCTTTGCCGAGCAGTTCTGTGGCGGTAGCTGTGCGCTCCGAACCTTCTTCCATGCCCTGTAGGCCGTTGATGACGCTCGAAAACAGATCCTCTGTGGACATGTTTTTGACATCTTCCATGCTCAGGCCGATTCGTTCAAAAGCTTTTACCTGATCGTCGGACGCATCCTGAGACGCATTAGCGAGCTTTTTAAATGATGCACCCATCCTGTCCATAGATGTGCCAGAGTGCTGCAGGACGGCTTCCCATTCCTGATAAAAGCTGGAGCTAACACCAAGTTTCTGACTTGCTTTGTCGATGTTGTCGCCGTACTGCGCAGTTTTGCTTGCCGTGCTGACAAGAGCACCGCCAACGGCCGTAACAGCCCCGGCAACGGCAACAGAGCCGACCGCAATCTTTTTCGCCATGGACGACGCAAATTTAGTGCCGGATTCCTGTCCGGCTTTATCTCCGGCCTGTACACTCGCGCCGGTGAGCTGCTGTGTAAGTGATTGTTGCGCACCAGCAAGTACCGGCGTTACTTCCAATGTTGCGCTTGCTACTACTGGCATTTTTCTTTCCTCTTCATTTCAAACCATTCGCGGAGTTCATTGGCGGGCAATGCGCCCCTGCCGAAGTGCCGGACGTTTTCCGGCTTCTTCTGTTGCGGTCTTGGGTATGGTTTCGGCTGTTTTGCTGGTTTCCTCGACCCAATCGCAACAAGATTTGCATTGATTTGACTGAGCACGTCAAGGATGTCCGCAAGTATCGCATTGGTCTTTGTCCGTGTCGCCCATGGCGCATATTCGGGATGTAGCTCCTGCCCTAACGCAGAATCAATCGGCAAATGCCTCATAAACGCCCGCATTGCCGACCAGTCAAGCGCACCGCCCAAATCCGACAGCTGATAGCCTGTATATGTCAGCAGGTCATGTTCTATCGCCTCACGATGCTCTTTAATCGCATTCGCAAGGCTTAGGATTCCCCCGCCGTGATGCCCTCATCCTCTCCGTCTGCGGTCATGTCGTTGGCTTTCTGCCATTCCCTGCAGACGATTTCGAACTGATCAACGGTCAGGGCGTTGAAAACATCCTCGCCGAGATATTTCCGGAAGAACTCTACCACATTCTCCCTTTCCTGCATGCGGTTGATTTCCTCAAATGTCAGGCTTCGGGCGAGCGGGATCAGGTAGCTTTCCTCGCCGATGTTCAGCTTAAAAAAATCGGTCTCCTTTTTCTTGAGCGTAAATTCTTTCATCGTTTTCCTCCCGTATCACAAAAACGGGGAGCGAGACATCGCTGTCCCTCTCCCCTTTGAATCAGTATTATTACGCCTCTTTCATGATAAGCTTGAAGCCGTCATCGCCCATTGCCGTGATGGTAGGCGTCCAGTTGATAGCAGAGCCGGGCGCAAAAGTAACGCTTTCAACAGCAGACACCTGCCCGTGTGTGCATCCGATCATGATCATATCGTCGCCGTCTTTCATGACCCAGAGAAAAGCCTCTTCGTCCGGAAGCTTGCCGCTGGAAAGATTAACAGTAATTACGCCGTTTGTATTGGTTACATTATCTGCACCCACAACGGTTTTGAGGGATTCCTCCGTTGTATCCATGACAGGCACCTGGATCGTCTCTGAGTGCTCCGTCAGGATGACACGCTTAACGGCATTCGCCCAGTTGCGCAGGTTTTCTGTGGATTTGTCAATCGACAGAGTGATACCCTCATCGGTCACATCCCCGACATGCTTCCAGGCGGCCGCCAGTGCTTCAGTCGGGTCTGTAGGCAGTGCAGTTCCTGCCGGAGCATGATAAAACATTCCGGTCGCAAGACCAGTACCAAGTTTTACATCCATGCTTTATACCTCCTCAGTTATTTGATGTGCCACGACATCAATCCGCGCCGAGCACATAGATAAATCCGGTCTCACAGGATCGTTACCCCACGAGCCGGATGTATTGATCGTTACGTGGCGCATTGCAGTTATCTGCTCTTTTGCCACCTGTTTGATAATACCGATTGCAGTGTTGAGCGTGTCGAGTGCTTCCGCCTCACTGTCCGCCCTGGAATCAAGGACAACCGAAAACGCGTCGACTGTTTTTACCGTCGTACCGCCGACCTGCGTGATGAGGATATTCGGGAGCGCGTAGTCTTTCGGGAGCGGCCTGCAATATGCTGCCAGATACGGAGCGAGTGCGGTCCTGATTTCGTCCTCGATATCAATACTCTTGTTGATAATCATTTACATCACCGCCTTGCTTAGTATTTTGTTCTCAGCCTCTTCTGCAGCACTCTCATCGTCATCCGGCACAACATACGCCACCGGACGAGTCACGCCATAAGCGCTATCCTGATATTTTGCTTCCTGCGACATTTCGACATGAAAGCCGCCCTCGCCCTCAAGATAGGCTGACGCTTTGGATGCGATGCCCTGTGCCGCGTTCTGTAGTTCTCCGGCAGTACCCTGCAGGCATTCTGCAAAACCCGCCGGATTCCATTTGATCGTGAGTTTTCCACTCATCCACGCCACCTCACGAGATTAAGCTGGATATGCGCAAGACGTCCCGGGCCCGGCCAGATAAGCGGGTCCCCATTAATCGTGTAGATATTTCCACCGTAACTGATGCGATCGCCCGCCTTAACGTCGGCGTTTGCTGGGGCGTATACCGTCAGGCCATCTGAAACACCCGCCACTCTCCCATCCTGCGTTAAACTTGATGATGCAGGCTGTACGGAACACTCGGCAATTGTTAATGATTTGGGATTATCCCAATCCGGTACTTCAGACCCTCGCTCCATCTTCGTCCCGGGGCGCAAGCGTACAATGCTCTGTGTCCAAAACGATAAAATTGCCATCAGAACACCCCCTGCACCTTATACGGAATGAGCAATTCCTTGTTGTCGCCTGCGAGAGCCGTTGCTCTGGCGTTATTGATCCATGTCGCGTTATACGTCACGGATACGCCGCCGGATGCCTCAGACGTTACTCCGGCAGGAACAGCCATAGCGTGTGTTACACGATGTGCAATCAGCTCCTTGATCGGTGCCATCATCTCATCTGTTAGCCCGGCCATGTAGTCCACAACGACCGACTCATACCGCCTGCATCGCGTAGCGTTGAAAACATGCACAAGGCCGGACGGGTCAACGTGGAAATTGTCCTGCTCGACTCCGTCAATAGTCAGCACAGATATACCCGTCACATACCGCGCCGGAAGCTGAATGACCATGTCGGGACCGCTCCAGATAATCCGCCGATCACTTGCGATTGTTTCAAAGCGGCAGGCGGCAGAGGGATACAGGTGCCAGCCGACAAAATTCCGAATGGATGCACACGCGGCAGATGCCTCTACCGTAACGCGTTCCATATCGTCATCTCTGCCGGTATAAGTCTCATAATCTGCAATGTCCATCATGTCTGGCAGTCTGTCAATTTCTGTAAGCGTATAACCCCAATTTGTCAGCATGCTCATTTTGTCGCCGCCTTCCGCTTTTTGTTCTGCGGTCTTGCCGCTTTGTTTTGCGGCTCAACCTTTTTCACTTCGACGGCATCTTTGGGCTGTGTGCCTTCCTCGTACTGATACTGTTTGCCGCCAATAATATAGTCTTTCATTATTCGGTTTCACCGCCTTTCAAGTCAGAGGGGAGAGCGGATGCCTTCCCCAGCCGGATCATCATTAGGTTGTAGCTTTGGTCAGGACCTTGAAGCCTGCAGGTCTGCGGACTGCCAGAGCAAGGCGCTCTTCTGCCCTGATGGTCATCAGGTTCTTGACAAAGTCGTCTTCGTTGGTATTGGTCGCCTCGACAGAGATACCGTCCCTGGATACGACAGAGCCGCAAGTTTTGAATGCGCCGACAACGAACTTGTTGGCTGCGATCGCAGTTGTCACGCATACGGGGATGCCCCACAGATTGGGAACGTTCTGAGCGCCGAAGGGGCCGCCGCCGAAATACTCGTTTGTAGTGAGTTTGAGAGTTCTCAGCTTGAACCAGTCAGCAGGGTTGAGGGCGATCGCGTCAGCGGCAAAGCCGGAGCCGTCCTGAACATCCATAGCTGCCTTGAGGATCTCTTCTGCGACATCGAGATAGGTCGCTGCGGCTGTGATGCTGCCGGTCTGGATGCCGGAAGTGCCGAGCAGGTCAGTCACGAGCTTGTTCTGCTCAACAAGACCGAGTTCATAGAGCAAACGGCCATTGATCGCGGAAGCAAGGAAGGGGAAGTCATCGATGTACTCATCGGATTCCTTGATGTGGCAGGCGATCTTTGCAAGGCTGACGGTCTTAGGTGTAGGGTCTGCGAAATGGATCTGAGGCTTCTCTGCGCCTTCAGCCGTCACAGCAGGAGCGCCCTGCATTGCACCCTCAACCAGATAGACCAGTGTGGAGCCGGAAATAGTCTCAGCACCGAACAGATCGCGGATCACGAGCGGGGTGCGGGGTACGGTGACAACATTGCGGTCGAATGTAGTCGCGAAATCCACCGCGCCGGCAGGGGAAGTCTGCACGTCTGTTGCCGCTTTGGAAAAGACAGGCGCGGACAGATCGAACTTCTTGCCGTGATCAGATGTTTTTACAAAATTTACAAAATTCTCACCCAGGTTGCGGGCCTTTTCTTCAGACATGGTTGTGTCCTCCTTATCTGCTGTGCCGATCACTCTGAGCAGAGCCGCTTTCTTTTCTGCCTGCTTGAGTTCGGTGGTCTTTGCTTCAATATCAGCCTTCAGCTGTTCACCCTCGGTGATGGCTTCGGCGTCGTTTGCCTCAATGCGCTCTTTCAGCGCAAAGAGGGCGTCCTTTTTGGACTGGAGCTCTTCTCTGAGAGTCATGTCTCGTTACCTCCTATAGATTTGATATATTCCAGCAGACTGTCTTTCTTCGGATTGCTCTGCTCAGGCTCCTCCGGTGCCCCGTTGGCCTTCACGTCGTCCTCTCCGTCTTCCGGATCGTCTGCTTCCTCAAGCTCTCCGAGTAAACCTCGTAAGAGCTTATTGGCTTCCTCGTTGTGCCTGATGGCCTCCATGATCGCGTCAGCATCTTTTTTGCTATTGCGTGCACCTGCCTTGACGGAGACCATTTCCGCAAGTGGCTGTGCGGGCGTTGGTGTGATGGTGATTTCCATCAGTGAAACAGCCTCTAATACCTGATTGATGTTCGGGTCCGCCGCTTTTTCGCTTTCATTTGGTTTGCGAGCCGCATCGATAGCATATGCGTAGGAAAACTGATACACCGAACCTTCTTTCATTAGGTTTCTTGCCGCCTGCGCTTTTGGCGTATCATAAAAATGAGCCGTCATAAGCGGCCCATACTCATCGTCTTCAATTTTGTCGACCTGACCGATGATCATCTCCGGGTCGTCCATGTTGTGGTTCCAGACGAGCGGAATGAACTTTCCTTTTTCCGCCCATGCTTTTATTGTCTCTGTGAAGCATCCGGGAGCCACGCAGTCCCCATATGAGTCTGCAACAGGCTGATATGTGCTAAAGTACCCGGTCAGCTCCCCGGTATCCGAAACGGATTTAATATCAAATTGCTTTGTTTTGTAATTCATTGGAATACCTCCAAACATAACCGCCTGCGGTTTTTTGCTTTCCAGTCACAACAGCGCTAATCTTTTTGTAACTTACGCCCGTTTTTGCTTCTGCTTCACGAGCACTCACAAATTCAGCAATAAGCGTTCCGTCTTCACGAAATTGAGCAACCGCTTTAGTGGTTTTCTTTTCCGGATGTTCAGCAAAGAAACGCTTGCGCTCTTCACTTTTCCATCTTTTCACTTCTGGCTTCTGGTAATATTCGCGTGTTTTATTTGCATTATATTCACGGGCCTCCGGGTGTTTGCGGAAATATGCTTTTGTTTGCTCACTCTTTAATATCCTCGCCTCCGGATGCTCATCATAATATTTACGGCACTTATTTCTGCTCGCACTTATCGCATCTAGATTATTGGCACAAAACTCTTTCATCCACTCGGAATGTTGCTTTCCTTTTTCCGGATGTTGTCGATTGTATTCCTTTTGAGCTAATGAAATTTCGCGCCGATGATTTTTTGCGTATTTTCCCAACCGTATCCCCATTTCTGGATGTTCTGCGGCGATTCTTTTTCCGGCTTGCCTCAACTTTTCTCTTGTGGCTTCAGAAATTCGATTCGAACCATTTCCGCCTTTGTCAATGTTGTATCCAAACCGAGGATTCGAAGCATTAAACGTTGATATCAGCTCTATCTCTTTTGCATATGCTTCTTCACGGGTTAAGCCATCAAACAACACAGAATGTTCGAAAGACTCCCAGCCATATTTTTGTATCGCGCGATAGAATAAAACGTTTGAGCGATAGCCATGACCGTTAGCCCATCTTTTCCCTGGAAGCATCGAAGTTATTCCGACATACCTCTTCCCATTCGCTTTGTTCGTATGAACATAGACACAGTATTTCTTTTCCATAACAACCCTCCATTGTCATGCCCTCAAAAATAAATGGCTCTGAAGCAGGTGAGGATCCTGTTTTCGTCCCGTCGGACTATCAGAGCCAATTATTAACTTACCGTTATGATCACTTCGGTCGAGCAGTTGCATCCGCAGGTCGTGTCCGGGTCGCCGTTCTCATCTCCCGGCCAGAAGCATCCATTGCTGAAGGCGCTGTCGATCGGCACGGTCTGACCATCCATCATGGCGTGCTCCGGTCTCGGATTATCTCCGGTAATCCACATTTTCTCGACGGTCCGGTGTATGCCGGCATCCTCTGCCTGTTTCGGAGCTTCGTGCGTTGCCGCCCACCCCGCTGCAGTAAGAGCAAGCATGCGCCCGAACGTCAGCGCGTCTTTGTTCTGGCGGTTGTCGAAAACATGGGAAGGCGTGTTATCCTCGTCATCGTCTTCGAGCGACTCCTTTAGCTTTTTGTATGTCGCCTCGTTTATTGCCTGCGCACGACCATTTGCAAGTGCTTTGAGATACTTGCGCGTACGCTTACCGTCATAATCAAAACCGAGCTTGTCAGCAACTTCTTTGCCGTGTGCGTCTGCAATATCGTTAATCAGAGGCTCGATATCCTCAGCAAGTTCATCATTCCACCGGTCTTCGTCCCACCACGACGCAGATTTTGCACCAATTTTCGGGAGCACACTGTTTGCCTGCCGCTTCCAGAACCTCTGCAGAATAGCCTTCATGCGCTCGTCTTCTTCTTTGGTCGACCGCGCTTTGACTCTTATTTTTTCTGCTTCCGCTTTTTTCCGCATCTTCTGCGGCTCGGCCGGCTCTGTTGTCACCGGCTCCTGCTCTTCCATGTGTGTGTCTTGTGGAGATGACTGCCCGCCCTCGATAACATTGAGCGGCACGATCAGTTCATCGCCACCATCGATCGGAGGAAGGTTATTGTCGGCCCTCGCCTCGTTACGTGTGAGCCATGGGCCGCCGACAGATGCTTGCAGAATAGATGCGCGTTCCTCGAAGGATCCTTTTAGTTTTTCCGTCAGGTCAAACTCAACATAAGTCCGCGGGTCCGCTCCCACCATCGGGAGCAGGAAGGAGTTGATGCGCTGCTGGAGCATCTGCAGGGTAGGACCGAGACAGTCCGCATATAGTGCGCGAGCATTATCCTTTGCACTTGCGTATGTCTGTGTTGTGGTGTGCCATATGAGAGACGGATTAACGTGGAAAGCCGCCGCGACATCTTCACGGGAAAGTTGTTTTGTTTCCGCGTACTGTGCTTCTTTGGCGTTGAACGCATACGGCTTTATTTCCATACCGTCTTCAAGCAGAGGCATTTTGCCGGAATTGCTTCCGTCCGCTCCCCATCCTTCGCGGAAGGCGGTCAGCCATTTGCGCTTGGTCTCATCGTCCCACGGCTGTACATCTTTGGGACGAGTGATATAGGCATTGAACCGTCCGGAAGACTTGTATATCTGCGTTCGGAAGCGGTCGGCTTCGATCTGCTCGTTCAGCGTCTGCCGGAGCGCCGCGATAGGTGACTGATAACCTCCAGGGTTCCCCGGGGAGTACATGCGGAACTGCACAAACTCCGTCCGCTGGATATCGATAAACTGCCCTGCTCCGGTGTGGACCTTGAGGATATCAGGCGCGTAGTTTGTCGCGCGTTCTGTATCCACGATCCACTCGCGCGGGATAATACGCAATTGATAACCACTTTCACTGTCAGGATCGGGCAGGAGCCATATCACAGCGCACCCCATGAGGAGCAGTTCAACAGACAGCGCATTAATAAATTCATAAGCGGTCTGATCCGCGTTCGGTCTCCATAGCAGTTTCGCCGCTATGCTGTCCCTGTCTCGTCTCCGGCTGTTCTCCTCGTCGCGGATATACACTTTCAGCGGAAGCTGTGCGACGCTGTCGGCCAGAAACGACACTGCAGCGTACAGATTCGCCTGCGTGGCATACAGCTGTCGGGCGGTTAATTTACCGACCCGCGGCATTTCCTCCGGCGTTACCATATAAAACACATTCCGCCCGAATAGATTTTTAAGTCTTTGTATTACTGGCATTTTTCAGCCCTCCGTCAGGCGAACATAAGCGTTGCGCCGTTAACATACGCACTCTCATAGATTTTCTTTTCCTGTTTCCTTGTCTGTGTTGCCGCCGCGAATGCCATAAAGCACGCTATCATCGGGGACGGGTCGTCGGGGCTTTTTATGCGGTCCGGAAGTTCCACGCCCCCGCCAAGGCTTCGTAATTGCATCGTCTTCGCGGGCGCATCGAGAACCGGCTGGGACAGGTGGAATATCTTCATCCCGCCTTGCATGCTCTCCGGCTCGTTCGCCGCTACAGCATCCCAGAAACGCCCCCATGACGCGGACAACTCCGTTCCTTCAATCGGCATGCGGTTAACATTCGGGAGCGTGCAGATTTGCTCTGCAAGTCCCACGACAGGACATCCGCGGCCCTGGAATGCGAGATTCATCGGCTTTGTCTTCTGCCTCTCCTCGAACCACTTATAAGCCCATTCCGTCCCGATCTGTCTTGCAACGACCTCGATGTGCATGTTCCCGTCTTCACGGAATCCCGCTGCAGCGATAACCGTCCATCGTCTGTTCTGCGAGAGGTCAATGCCGAAATAGATTTCGGATTCCGGTGCTATCTGTGAGAAGCTGTCGAGTCCTGCATCCCATGCTCCGTCGGGAAACGGCTGAGGAAGGATCGTTTCGACCTGCTGACACATGCACTCCGACCGGAATTTATTTTCGGGGAATGTTGCACGGTTCGATAGCAGTGCCCGCTCTGTCAGATATCCGTACCCTAATGCAGGATTTGCCTGCGCAAGAGCATCCATGTCGTCGGTTTTTGCTCCGTCGGGGGATGACCATTCAAACAGGCCGAGCGTGGATCCATCAACGTTTCCGTCAAAATCAACCGCATCTTTTCCAGTAATACTGCTGATTGCCTGCGCTCTAAGCTGTCTCAGAACAATGCTGTCAGGGTCTCCGGCGTTGGAAAAGCAGA